CTCGCCACCAACTACGACGACAACATCCAGACCGGAACTGTCGCGAGTGGCTCCGCGTTCGCAGACCTTTCGGGGACGCCGCCGAAGGCAAAGTTCATCGCAGTTGTGCGTGATCAGGTCATGCTCGGCTACACGAACGACACAACCGATGGCGAAAAACCTTACCGCCTCTGGTGGAGCGGGATTAACGACCAAACGTCGTGGACGCCCGGAACAGACCTCTCCGATTATCAGGACGTCGCCGACGCTGGCGATTGCACAGGCCTGATTGGCGGCGAGTACGCCATCGCGTTGTTTGACCGCGCTATCGTGCGCCTCTCTTTTGTCGGCGCGCCGTTGATCTATCAGGTTGACCGCCTGACCAATCAGCGCGGCTGTTCAGTTCCCGGCAGCGTCGCGTCGGTCGGTTCTGCGATGGTTTTCTTTTTAAGCGACGACGGATTTTACATGCTGCGCGGCACGGACCTTGTTCCAATCGGCGCGGAAAAAATTAACCGCTGGTTCTTGGATCGTTTCAAGGTCGCGGATCGCGACAACATGGTGTCGGCGGTTGATCCGGTGAACCAGAATGTGATCTGGGCCTACCCAAACACGTCGTCGGCCAGCGGCGAAAACAACGAAATTCTCGTTTACAACTACAACCTCAATCGCTGGTCTTACATCGAAACAGACTGCACGGCGCTCGCTCAGCTATTCACTTCGGGCTACACGTTGGAGCAGCTTGACAACATCTCGTCGAGCGTGGACGCGCTGCCGGCGAGTATGGACAGCGCTATTTATAAGGGTGGGTCGTTTTTCTTCGCCGGCGCAAAAGACAAAAAGGTACACAGTTTCACCGGCGACTGCCTCGACGCGACGATTGAGACGGGTGAGTTCTCTGTTGCGCCAGGCCGCCGCGCGCTGGTCAATAACGTGATCCCGTACATGACAAGCAAAAGCGGTCAGTCGCCAACGGTGTCGATTGCGGTGGGCGCGCGTCAGCGACAGATCGACGTGCCGACATTCACGTCGGCGAGCAGCATCAACGCGGACGGCTATTGCCCGGTTCGTTCGCTGGGCGCGTTCCATCGGGTGCGCATGTCGATCACGGGAGAGTGGCAAATCGCGCAGGGCATCGACGTCGATGCCAAGCAGGTCGGCCTGCGATAATGGCGACGGTTAACTTCCGCGGGCTGGCGCCCGATCACACCAAGCGCGAGGTCGCGGACGTCGTCAACGGCGTGCTTGGCGGCAAGCTGAACGCAACCGGCTCAGTCACGCTGACAAACTCGGCGACATCGACGGCGGTCACGGACTACCGCGTTGGCCCCGATACTGTGGTGCTGTTTATGCCGACATCGTCGGCTGGCGCGACGGAACTTGCGGCCGGGGGCATGTACGTTTCAACCCGCGCGAAGTTTACGTTCACGATCACGCATTCGAGCGACACGACAACGCGCAGCTTTGACTATGTGGTCATCGGGTAATTTCCACGCGGATTGGCAGGCGGCTGCTCCGCACATACGGGCGGCGCTGCGGCACTGCGGTGACACGCATACCCTTAACGACGTGATGCGCATGGTGATGGCGCGCAACGCGGACCTTTACGTCGGCGACGCAAGCGCGGTCGTCACGCAAGACCTCGACCTGCCAACCGGGCGCCAACTTCATTTTTGGCTGGCCGGTGGCGACTTGGACGAACTGATCAAAATCGAGCGAGACGTTGAACACGCTGCGAAGGCGCGCGGCATTCGACGCATTTCAATCATCGGCAGACGCGGATGGCAGCGGAAGCTGGACGGCTTCACCGAGGCCAGCGTCGTGCTAACGAAGGATATCTAATATGAGTTTCTTGGGCGATCTATTCGGCGGTGGGAGTAAACAGACTTCAATCGCGCAGACCACCAGTGGGCCACCGTCATACGCGGAACCGTTTTTGAAGAGGGGTCTGGAACGCGCAGAAGATTTGTTCAACACGCCGCGTGAGTTTTACCCAGACCAAACCTATGTCGATTTCAGCCCTGCTACGTCTGAGGCACTGGCGCGCGGTGAGACGCGCGCGATGGCTGGTAGCCCGCTTTTGTCGGGCGCGCAGAATTTCGTAAACACCGCGATGGGTGGTGGGTTCCAAAACCCGGCGGCGGAAATGTACGCTCCCACCGCTCGCGGCGATTTTCTGTCGGCCAGTAATCCTTATCTGAGCGCCGCGTTGCAGCCCGCGATTGACCAAATACAGGGCCAGTTCAGCCGGGCAGGGCGTCTGGGCAGCGGCGCCAATATGGCCGCGATGACTTCTGCTCTGGCGCCGGTCTACGCGCAGAACTTTGCAACCGAGCGGCAGAACCAGCTTGGCGCGATGCAGGCCTTGGGCAATCTTGCGCAACAGGATTATCAGAACCGCTTTGGCGCCTCGATGGCCGCGCCCGCACTAGCCGACGCCGATTACAACGATATCAGCAAATTGGCGGCTTTTGGTCTGGCGCGTGAAGAGAAGTCGGCGCAAGAGCTTGCTGACGACATCCAGCGCTTCAATTTCCTACAGGCGGAGCCGACCGAGCGTCTGGCGAATTACATGACCTTCGTGCGCGGCGGTACGATGGGCGGAACGCAGTCTCAGCCGGTCTACAGTGACCCAACCGCATCCGCGATCGGTAATCTCGCCGGCTTGGGCCAGGCGGCGTATTTTGGTTCTAAAGCATTCGGGCTTATTTAATATGGCGATTTATGACGACCTGATTGCAGGCGGTCTCCTCAGCCCATCGGACCAGCGCGAAGCGGCGCTGATGGGCCTATTCAACCTCGGCGCTCAAATTGGAAATCGTGGCGCAGCGCGTCTATCGCCGACGCCGCCCCCGCTTGATCTGGCAGGGCCAATGGCGGTGTATCAAAATTCGATGAACGCCGCGCTTCAGCGTGGCGCGCTGGCTAAGAAGCTGCGCGACGAAAAGGCGATGCGCAACATGTTCGCACCGCAGCCGGTAAACGAGCAGATGGCGCGTGGCATCGCAAACCGCGCAGTCGCTTCAATGATGGCGCGACCAGAGATGGACGACCCTGGCGCGTTTGGCAGCGACTATGACGCATATGAGCAGGGTTACATGGATAAGGCGTTGCCGGTCGCGCGGCAGCAAACAACCGTGCCAGCCGCTTTGCAGCCCGTGCCAGCCGCTGTCCGGCCGTTCATCAGCGCAGTCGCTCAGTATGACCCCAAAAGCGCCATAACGATGGCGGGTAATGTCCTGTCGAAAATGTACACGCCGGGCAAAAAGCCATCGATGGTACAAGAGTACGAGTACGCACGTGCGAACGGTTACGGCGGCACATTCGAAGATTATGTGCAGTTCAAGGGGTCGTCTGCTGCGCCAAAAACCTATGGGCAGATCCCTCCCGGCTACAGAATGGTTAGGGACGCCCAAGGGCGGCCGATGAGCCTTGAAGTTATTCCTGGTGGTCCGGCGGCCGCGGCGGAAGAAGCCGCTAGGCGAGCAGCAACAACGGGCATGGTAACGCAAGCGCAAACCGCACGATTTGTTTTGGATACCGCTGACCAAATTTTGAATATATTCGAGGGTACCGACATGCCCGTCACTGGCCTCGCTTCGGTACCTTTGGGGGCATTCCCCAGCTTACCGGCTGGCCGAATTAGAACCTTGGTCGCGCAACTGAAAAGCCCAATCGCATTGGGCGCCCTCAAACGCCTCAAAGATAGCTCAGCAACCGGCGCCTCTGGGTTTGGCGCTTTGAACACGGCTGAACTGGAATTGTTGATTAGTGATATGGGACGCCTCGATCCTAACACGACAGCCCCTGATATTTTCCAGGCAAACGTAAGACGGATCCGTTCGCGGTATCAGCGAGTGATCGACGATATCAAGAAAGAAGTATCCCCGGAACAAATTCGCAAACTAAATCTTGGACCTCTTCTCGGTATGACAGCCACCTCGTCTGCAAAAAAACGAAAGAAGTGGAACCCAGAAACCCAACGGCTTGAAGAAGTAGACAACTGATGGCTGAGCCTAAAATCATCGAAGCGCCGGACGGAACCGAATTAGAGTTTCCGGCAAATATGTCGGACGACGCTATCGCAAAAATTATGGCGGAACAGTTTCCGCCGACGAATTATGCGGAAATGGCTGCGGCGTTGTCGCCTATCGATCTGTCGATTGCGCGAGGAAAAGACAACGCCTTCGGCGCGTACCTGCGTAAAGAGGCGCAAAAGCCGCGACCTGGTGAAAGCGAAGAGGCGCGCTTCCGCAGATTGTATGGTGGGCTTTCACGCCCAGAAGTTGGCGGTCTGGAAAGCGCCAACCGCGCGTCTTTGCAGGGCATGACCTTTGGTGGCGGCGACGAACTAGTCGCGGGCGGCGCTGCGGGGTTGAACCGCTTAATGGGGAAAGACCCCGGTCGTTCTTATGGGGAACTCTACGACGCCTATCTTGCAAGGGAACGGGCAAAAATAGACGAGTACCGGCGCGTCAATCCGGTCATGGCTTATGGCAATGAAATCGCGGGCGGCGCGCTAACTTCGGCTGTGGCGCCTCCCATACGCGCAGGTGGCAAGCTATTGAGCAATATGCTTACCGGCGGCACGCAGGGCGGTGTCTACGGCTTTTTGAGCGGTGAGGGTGAAAATAGATTGCCGTCAGGCGGGATTGGCGGGGTTGTAGGCGGGGCAATCGGCGCGGCAGGTGTTCCTCTCGCAGACCTTATATCTCGCGCATACCGGAGCGTATTTGGCACAAGTAAGGCAGCCCGAGAGGCGGGTATGTCTCGCCCGGCATATGAAACGATGCGCAACGTAATGGCCGCCGATGACAGCTTGCAAGCTGGCTCGCAAAATATCGCCCGCGGCGGCCCGGACGCAATGGTCGCCGACGCTGGACCGGGCGCGCAGGCGCTGTTGGACGTATCAATGCAGCGTCTGGGGCCGGGAGGACGTGTTGCGCGCGAGGCGGTCGAAAACCGCGCCTCTGGTGCCAGAGGTCGCTTAATGAATGTCATGGACGATGTTCTGGGCGAGCCAGTCGGCGTGCGGACACAAGCGCGAGCGGTATCCCAAAGCACTCGCGGAGCGCGGGATGACGCATATCGCGAGGCGTACACCACGCCGATTGATTATTCGTCGCAAGCCGGGCGCGCGATAGAAGATGTATTCAGCCGCGTGCCGAAGCGAATTATGGACAAGGCGATACAAGACGCGAACGACATGATCCGAATGTCGCCGGATCCGCTCATAAAACAAACCCGACAGATCATCGCAGAAGTAGGTGACGATGGCGTGGTGAAGTTCAACGAACTGCCAAATGTCATCCAACTTGATTACATTAAGCGCGCGTTGGGTGAAATCTCTGCCGACGCAAAGGATAATTTCGGAAGGCTAACCGGGTTAGGTAGTCGCGTCGGCAACTTGGCAAAAGACCTGCGGGACGCGATCCGCGACGCCGTACCGAGTTACGGTCGAGCGTTGGAAGTCTCCGCAGACAAGATTGAGCGCGACCAGGCAAT